TGCATAATCATCAAATTCTTTATAGAGTGGTGATCTTATCCTGTTGTGATAACATTGTGTTTCAATATCTCTATTTTGTTGCATAATCAACATTTCTTTATCTATTGATGAAATACGTCTTGGTAATTGTGGTATTTTTGATGATGATGGTGCATATTCTTCAATCATTGCTTCTTCTTTGCTATTAGATTTACCTTCCAATAATCGAAGCTTTTCATCACCTGTTAATCCAGTACTAGTTGAAACTTCTAAATTAGATAACCTATCTAACATATCTTGTAAACTCCATTGTTTTTTCTTGGGTATTGTTAGATTTGATTGATAAGGCGATATATAAATATCGCTATATGATGTTACGGTGGTGGTGTTTGACATAGTCATTTGAATACCATCACCTGGATTGGTAATAATTACTAATATATATGATACTAAATTTGTTGTTTGGATAGCAGCATTAACTGCTGGCTGTCCATAAACACCTGTAGTACTTTGATCAATATATCTATAGTTTGCTGCACCTAATAGTGTAGTACCTAATGTTGTAACTAGATTGGCAGTTGATTTAGTAGATTGTGTAACTTGATAAATTCCTGGTACACTACATATCAATTGTGTACCAGTGGCACCACCACCAATGGACCAACTTGTACCAGTTTGTGTCAACACTGGTGCAGCTACTGCTGCTGTACCATTTAATGCTACGTGATATGATAAATGTGCATAACCACCTGCTCCTGCCTGAGTAACAGCATTTATTTGTGGTTTAGACAATTCAATATCATATGTGATCCACAATTCTCCAATTGAAGATGTTCCTGGAACACCTGTAACTGCTATTTGAAAGTTACCTAAACTAGAAAATCTAGGATCATCTGGACTTTGTGATGCAACAGTAACACCTGGTTGTACAAACATTTTCTTTTGTACATTTTGTCGTGGATCACATTCAATTGGGTGATCAATGTTGGTATAACATGGTCCTGTACCACAAAAATCAGCTATTTCCATTTGTTGTTTATTGGCATATGCATTATCAATAACATCATAATCAGTAGCCATTATGATTAAACCCATACCTGGAGATGTTGATACTATATTACCTGATGTTGTTCGAAATTCCATTATTAAACCATGCCATTCATATTCCTCAAAATTATTAGCTATTTGTGCTAACCAAGGACATAAAATAGGATTTCCAGGATTTAAAAAATAAGATA